ATGGTCTCCTGGGCAAGATCCCCGGCTGATGCCGTTGCCTCCACCCCTGTAGGCTGTGCCAGGGCCGGAGCCGTAGCGTCACCCACTGAAGCCGTCATGGCTTGGCCAGTGGTCGCCGCGTCAATGAAAATGTTTATAGTAACATCCTCAACGGTAGCGGTAACAGCATGTTCTGGAGAAGCAACAATAGTAAGATTGTTGTCGCCTGAAACAGAATAAGTTCCAAGAGGTTGCCAGGTGGCAACTTGAGAATCTGGAGTTTGATTAGCGTCTCCTGTAACGGAGGCTACGTCTTCGGTGCTCGCTGTAAGAGCATTTAGTGAAACGCTTTGCGCAATTCCAACAGCGCCCCATTGCTGGTCGCCCCAGCCGATAGCCGCGCCGGTATTAATATCAGTATCACGGTTCCAGCCCGTAGTCCTGGTTCCGGTTTCAGTTGTGTCCCCTAAAGTTGCAGTTAATTCTTCTTCGTCAGTTAGCGTGACAGAAATAATTTGAGATGTGGATAAGATGGCGTCATCTGTGGACGCAGTTGAGTATTGTCCATCAGGAACAACAAGTGCAATACCGGCTGCCGTAGCATCCCCCGCCGTGGCAGTGGAATACTGTCCGGTGACAACAATAAATTGATCAGTGGAAACGCTTGAACCAGTACCTACAGTAGCTGTGGCGCTTTGACCTGTGACATTAATAGGCGCATATTCACTCCACGCACCTGAGCCCCACGTTTCACGTCCCCAGCCTTGAATACTGGCCATCTAAGCCTCCTTTACTAGGCTATTCTTAAGATAGCACTATCGTCTTCAGCATCAGGAAATGAAATTGTGAAAGTTCCAGCAGTGGAAGATTTAACTCCACCAAAATCTAATACACACACTGCAGCATTGGTCGTTAAACCTGTTACAGTTGAGTTATTGTAAATTACCGCAGCTTGAGCTGATATCGTTGCCGAGGTAAAAGACACGTCCGCAAAATCGACAATAGCAGTTGTATTATCCAATTTAGGAAAGGTCGCGACAACAGTGAGAGCTCCGCCACCGGCACTATACGTTCCAGAATTACTCACTTCATCTGTGTTATCATAAATCGTCGTTGTATTATTCAACGTGACCTCAGAGTCAAAAAGCGCTAATTTGAAAGAATTGCCAGTAGATGCGGTTAAATCCTGTAAGCCCTTTAATATTTCGGTCTTAAACGATTTGACAACACATTGTTCAATAGCCATAGTTTCTCCTTAAAAGTTATGGTTGTGCAGACTCAAGAGGTATTCTCAAGACTCCATCAAAATATTCACTTCGTCTTCGTCGTCCCTGTTGCTCAAGGGCAAATACTTTCATCGCCTCTTGAAAAGATTGTTGGTACATCTGCAACATCTCAGCAGGTCCTTTCAAAAACTTATAAGCTTCCACCAGGCATCCATAAAGAAGAACATCATTGCCATTCGTGCTCAACCAAGTTGAGCCTGAGGCTCCCGCGTCCTTTAGGCTATCCGGCATCTTATTTAAAGCAAGTTCTACTGTAAGTCCCGAACTTGGGGTGGGAGCGAGGTAAATAGTATCATTATCCCAGTTTCCATAATACTTAGGTACGCCCGATGTATTTCTATTCTTATTATATTCTGTAAGAAAAGACAAATCTTTTTGAATTAAATAGCTTCTATTCGCAGCACTGTCTAAAACCTGAATCCAATCCACACTAATAAAAGTAGTGGAAATGTTGCCTGGCATTGAAAGAAAAGGATTGTCCTTTGTTAAATTTCCTGTTTGATGGGATCGGGAAACATCCAGGTCAATAGTCCGAAAAACACGTTTTTCAGTATTATCTATCATCGTCCCTATGATAGAATCAGTCAGAACATTGCTGGTGACTTCGGTATAATTCCGTATGTCTGTTTGAATTTCGCTTAATGTTGCCATGTTACGCCGTAATTGTTACTGGTCCCGCGCTTATTGATCCTCCACCAGCTTCACCTGTTATGCTTGGGGCCGTTGTAGAGACAAAAGTATAAAAATTACCATCTACCTTTGTAATAGTATATCCATCAGCTAAATCAATTTCCGATGCCAAAATTCCAAAAACCGTTGAGGAATTCCTGAATCTAACAACATCATCTGTAGATCTCCCGTGATCGGGAGAATAAACTGTAATGGTCGTATCACTTGCTGTGGTTCTAAAAGGGTTCAACGGCAGTATCACGGGTACCGCGGGCGCTACGCGCGCGGGCCTCGGATCACGAAGGGCGATGGGATCATTGCCAATGCGAAAAGGACCGAGCTGTGGTTGCTTCGGTTCGTATTCCGATTTATGAACAATATATCCATTCCATTCCTTGCGCATTTCCAAATACGGAAATGCTACTCCACTTCGGTCTGAAATTCGCAGTGCGTGTTTTCCTTTTGCAAATGCCACTATCTAATCGCCTTTTCCACGGAGTTAACTGCTCCGCCTTTAAATTTACTTAAATCAATTCCCAGTTCCTTAAAAATATCACTGATAATGATTTGAATCTGATCGTTATCATCCTTGGCTCTTGCATCAGCAAGAAGTTGAAAGAGTTGCGCTGCCCTATCTTTTCTAGCCATTAGAATCCTCCCAAATATCCTTGTGCAGGAACAAGATGAATACTGGCCCTGGTTGCATCCTCTGCTGCAGCTCGGGCGAATTCTTCTTCATACACTTGTTTGAGTAATTGTATACGATCAGGCGCTCTTTTCATAGCGATATAGTAAGCTAATCCGCACACCATCGCTGGAATAAAACGGAAAGGAAGATCAGTAGTGTTGCTGTAGGCTCCCGCGTCTTCAATACGACGCAAGGCATAATATTTGAATGTGTAGGTTTTCGTGTCATCGGGAGATGTATAGACATACAAGGTTGGCACCAATGTTCTTTCAAAATACCACTCCGATGGTTGTCCTGTTTCTGTTTTCTTGGGAAGGTCCAGGTAAGACATACGGCTGATGCGATCAACCGCATAGTCGTTCGTTCCATTGTTGACAACTGCTGAGAGAATGTCAATGATGCCCTGCTCCTCGTTTGAAGAAAAATTGTAACTTGGCTGACTCGCCACTAATGTTTTAGATCCCTCGGTAATTTTCCAGAGGTTCAATCCGCGGTTAGCCCATTCAGCAAACATGATGTTCAATGAACGGCGAGCGGTTTCTAAGTCATATCCCTTTCGCGTCTGGAGTCCACAGCGCTCAAAGGCCTCTTCAATTATATCATCAATCTGAAGATTAAATTCTGTAGTCCCTGAAGTCGGCATGTCATCCTCGTTTTCTTCTCATCTTGGCAAATTCTTATCTGCCACCGGTTTTTCCGTTCACTCCGTTAAAAACTTCAGATGGTTGCTGACCCATTTTAAGTCTTTTATGCATCGGAACGTGTCCTTGCGGTTTAGAAGTATCTTTGCCTTGTACCACGCCTCGTGGTCCAACAGGAGTGCCGTAAGACTTCGTAGTTTTCGAGGATTGAACCGCAGCCCTTGTTTGAGCAGTTGAGTTAAAATATTCTGGCATATTGCCTCCTTATTCTGTGTAGAAGACTACGCAGCCTGCTGTTTCCGCATCAGCATCTACTGTAAGTCCCGTTTTAAATAATACTCCATCCGCTGGAATATAGGTATTAGCATTAGCACCACCAGGAATAACAAGATCCATAATTTTATTACCACCGGCGATAGCGCCAGTGGTTGCACAATCGTGAAAGGCGATGGTTGTTGAATCAGTCGGCAATGCCGCCGCGTCATACCCCCGAAGCCTTCCACGCTTTGCGCTAATTACGGTGTTATTATCTCCAGCAGTAGCATTTTTTGCTAGAACTAAAGTTGTCATAATGTTTTTCCTTTTAGATTAAATATTAACTCCACGGTGTAACCATTGTGCCGTTACCATTTAAAGCGCATTGGATAAGCCAAATGTTAGCTCCAACAGCTCTACAATAAACGATTGAACCTCCTAGTCCACCTCGTGTACTGCCGTCTAAAGTTAAAGTATCAGCCCCTGCCGCATTGAATCCTTCCATAGAATTATCCCCAGTATCAACATACTGAGCAGTTCCTTGAAATACATCCGCTGTTGATCTACCTGCCGCTGTTCCAGCGTTCAAAGTAAAAGTTTCACCTGATAAATTTGCAGTCATTAAAAATGTATATTCCAGCCCAATTGTACTTAACGTATTTGGAGTTGTGTTTGTGTCTGAAACTATTTCAGGTAAATTGAAAACAGTTGTAGTGTTGCCAATTGTTACTGCTCTGCCTTGATATTTATCAATATCTGTTGCACCATTAACAGTGCCAGCACCTATTGCTTGCCCCATTACGTTTCCAGTTGCAATGAACCCCTTTAGGGTTCTTACCGGGCCATCAAATGTCGTTCTAGCCATATTATTCTCCTTTGGTCGTATAGACCATTATCGCTACGCCGTCTCTATACCGTCTGCCTAGCCAGTCCGCGCAACTAAATTAATTACTAGGTTAATAAATTTATAAATCAAAAAGGGCGCTCTGTAAAGCGCCCTTTAAGCTGTTAATTAAGCGAAAGCTTAAGCACCATCAGTGCCGTAAATGCCTCGAGCGTCAGACCAGCCGAAACTGTATCTTTCTCTCGCTTTGTACCTAACGTTTCCTGTATCGAAGTCTCCTTCCATAGAGGTTGCGATAGGTGCTCTGTTAAACATTTTAAGCCCATTAGGAACGTCCGTTAACAGATACCACGCATCCGTGTCAGTTATGTAGTGATTCACCACATATCCTTCCGGAATCATGCCCATGTTTTTCATAGCATTGATATCGTTATCGGCAGTACTGCTACGCAGAGGGGAATTTAGAACTCTGTCCGCAATGAATTGCGTATTGACAGGAATTACTAATTTTCTTCCTCTTGCGGCTACTTTTAAACCTCTTTCATCAATAAACCCGGCGACATCAATGAGTCCCGTTTCTAAAGATGATTCATTTAAGTCAGCATCAGTAGTTGGTCTGTTTGCCCATGTACCGCCCTGCGTTGTCGCATGGTTAGTAGTACAAAGCATAGAACCGTCACCACCAAGATAACTGCCGCTAAATGCGTTGTTTAAAGTTGCTGCTCCTTTAACTTGTTTTGTATTCGCCATTGATCGAGCAAGAGCTCTTGTATAACGGGCTGAAAGCCTATCATACAAATTGTCCTCAATTGCCTCTTCAGTGATTGCGAATGCCAAAGCAATAGTTTCGTTGACGTAGCGTGCGGTGAAAGCCTCTTGCGCTTGATCATAAGCGATCGAGCTGCCTTCCGGTTTCACACCAGCACTACCAAAGCCAACGAGCATTACTTCTTCTTCGAATGCACGGTCAGATGATTCAATTGAGTAGATCTCTTCATGCTCACGGTCATAGCGTTCGTACTCCAGGCCAAATAGGGCATTCAAACCTGGCTCCAGCTCTTTGACGAGCTGCGATCTTGATATAGCCATATCTTATACTCCTATATTCCTGTTAAGGTTGTGTACGCAGATTCGTTGATTCTTACAACAAGATTTACGTTGTTAGACGATAAATCATTATTGTCGACATCAGCGGTTACATCCACAATTCTCAACTGTTCAGCCGTTGCTGCAGCGTTTGGCGCATCAATATAGCATGAACTTAGTCCTGAAGTCGTACTTCCGTTTGCATTTCCCGAAGTATTGGCGTTTGCCCCTATAACGGCTTGACCGGTTGTCCCAGCTACTGATTGTACTTCAAACAATGTGTTAGGATCGTCATAGACTTTCACTTGCACATCAGTTGAGTTGTACGTTGCAGTACCGGTAGGCCAGTATGAACCAAAAGTTGGTTCACCCTGAGCGTTGTCATAATAAAATCCTCCACAAACACCTAGAATGTTAGCAGTGGTATTATCCGTTGCTATTGTAATCATTCCGTTCGCTTGCAAAACCACAAGACTGCCTGTAAAGATGTTATTTGCTTCGCCGGTCGGCATTTTATAGGTGCTAAATCCTGACGTATTGTAAGCTGAGCCAAGCGTTTTCGCTGGACGAAGCCCGAATACGGCATCTAAATTAGCCATAATTTACTCCTATACAATTTTGAGTTCCCTAGGTTCTAGACTCATTCTTTCCTCTAGTTCCCCCAAAAGTTACACGACTTTGCCTCTCCTTATGGATCGGCATGCTTTTATGCTCTTCTTTGAATAGATCCCTATCCACAGCGTCCATTTGGTCTGTTGTTTGCCGCGTGTAATATTTATTACGCGCTGTCACAACTTCCAAAGGAACACGAGCAAGCAATAACCCACCAATTCCAATAACACCTGCATGTTTCCCATCTTCTTGAGTTGGGAGGTCCCAGTCAGGATATTCGTCGGCACGAACGAGCACGTAGCCCTGTCGTAAACGACCGATAATATTTTGGTTATCTTCATATCCCCTGGCACTAGCCCTTAACCAACGGTGTTTATATCCGTCAGGCGCAGGAGGTGCCTCCAAATTATTCGGTGGTCTCCAGTCCACGGTTCTAGTTTCCTTTTCACGTAGATTGGCATTGCGGGGAGCCTTGTCAACAACAATATCTTCTTCGATCTCTATGTCTGCTAAAGTTGCTTTAGCAGGAGATTTTTTTTTAATTTTTGTCATAGCCTACTCCTTCACGTATTTGGCATACTCTTGTAAAGACACTCCGAGTTTCTTCGCAATCGCGACCTGGCTCGGTGATAACTTTACGGTTTTGCGTCCAGATTTGCTTGATGTTCGGGATGCAGAAGCGACAGCCTGGACGGGTTTGTCGCCGCTGAGTGTATTATCCCCAAATTTATGGGGAAACTCTTTTTTTATTCGATTATCAATTTCACTATAGTACTCATCGCTGCTCGGGTCAAATCCTTCTTGCTCTGTCAGCTTCTTATGTAATGCATAAGCCGTATAGGTCATAGCATCATCTTTCCCGAACCACGCATTGTTCTGCGCCCACGCTTGCGCCTTTGGATCGGGCGGAGCTGGAGCCCGTGCTAGAGGCGGAGCTGCGGCAGGTTGCGCTACCGGTGTTCCTTCTGCAGGTTTCTTAGGTTTCTGAGCTTCTAAAACTTTTAAACGATTTTGATCCGCAGCCAACTGGGCTAAAATAGCCTGGGCTTCGGTTTGTTTTTCCGCGTCTCCCGCACCAATGGCTAATTTTAAATGATTTTTAGCTGTTGCAATTTGAGAGTCAACGCGGGTTTTAAATTCATTAACATATCCCTCATCGAGTTGGGTAATTTTACTTTTACTGTCTTTAAGTTGTGATTGAACTGATCTAGCGTAATCGGTAGCCGCTTTTTCGCGTCTCTCCGCCTCACGCACTTTCCAGGTCAGGCGATCAATTCTTTTTTGAACGCTGTCACTGACAGCATCTAATTCATCTTTTTTCGGTGGAGCTTCAACAATTTTTTCTGCTGTATTTTCTTGAACTTCCACGTTTGTTTCGTCCTTTTTTTCCTCTATTTGAACATCCACGCCTGGGCCGGATGTGTCAATGTCAACAATAGGCTTGTCAATATTACCAAGTTTTTGTTGCGGTTCTGGCATAGTTATACTCCTCTATGATTATGAGTGCAGAGACGCGTTCAACACATCTTCTGGACTGTTCACAACGCCGAGTATTTCATCATCATTAAGGATCCGAAGTTCCCCGCCGTCAATTTTTAATCTTGAACCAGCATACCTGGCGAAGATCACCCAATCCTGCTCCTTGCACCAAGGGCCTGTTGGGAATTTTTTCTTATCCCTGTACGCCAGTGGACCTAACTTTAGAACTAATCCAACATTTGTGGTCCATTGCTGTTCTTGAATAAGCTGATCAGACAGTATCACACCTCCCTTGGTTTTTTCAACACCTTTATGAGGTAAAATGACAATTCTCCAACCTGTGGGATTAGGAACCTTTACCATCTCCTCTTCCTGTTTTTTCTTTTCACGTGCAATAGCAACGTGTTCTGGCACAATTAATTTACTCATCTTCGTCCTCCCTTTTCATAATATCCCTTAAATCTTGTTCTAAACCTTCTAGAGAATGAAGTTGTCCCATCATATATTTATATTTTGGAAAGTCTTCAACCCCTTGCATCGTGATTTCAGTGATATGTTCTTTTTTAGTTCTAATGGCTCTATAAATTAATTCTGCCAGATGTATTCCATCCATTTTATTTTTTCCTCTTTCTAATGCGCATTCCTAAGCGAATGCGTCTCTTGTTTCGGCGTTTTTTTGACCCAATCTTGCGCCGTCCCCTGTGCTTTTTAGGATAGGCCATTAACTAGAAGCAACAAAAACCTCCACATCAATTATATTTGAAGCATTTGCGGTATTACCGGTAATTGTCGTCACGTCAGCCAATGAAGCCGTCCCCACGGTTCCGCTCGCCACAGCATCAATCGCGCTTGCCGGCTGTGAAAGAATCAAAGATCTTCCCCAGTCCAGGTATATCCATACATTCTCGGCCGCGCCTCCCAAATTAATATTACAGGAGTTCGCGTCATCTAAATTCGTAATGCGGACATACTTGACATTCGCGCTGACAAATTGCCCTGCGGCAGGAACAGTTGAAAATGTGGCCAACGTAATATCAGTGTTCGCTGTTAAACTCATAATACGCTTCGACACTTCATTAACGCCCGTGATGGCGACAGAGTTTGTCGAGCCGTGATCCTCATTGTTGAGTACCACCGCTTCCGTCACTTGTACGTTTAAGGTAACATTTGAAATTGTGCTAGCCATTATTGACCACGATTTTCATTACTTGTTAATCTTTCCTTTGCCTTTGCCACGGCCCCATTTGCCGTAAGACTCGTCTCTGCTTGCTTTCAGTTGTTTTTTAGTACGTTTTTTTCTGACACGCATAGCAATCGATTCATCTTTTCGAGCTTTGTAGCCTTGTTTTTTCTTTCCTACTTTTCCACCTTTAGCATAAGTGGTAGTAACGGTTTTACGACCAGGCATAATAACGCCTTGTCCTCTAGTAGTTACTTTTCCAACCATAATAACCTCCTATTTGGCTAGTCCTTTGCTCTTCTCGAAACTTCTGAGCCCGGCGACTCCGAGCATTGAGGTGACGATGGCCAGCAAGGGGCCAGTTTGAATCTCAGGAGCGGTTAATTCCAACCCTGAAAACTTTGCGTACCATTCTATTCCTGGGGAGACGATGAACTCAAAAATTAGAGCAAAAGCCCCCGTCCAGCCGATCATGGGGCGCCAGCCCGCCACGAAAATCGATTTATGGGCGCCTTCTTTTATGTTTACGTCAATCTGTTTCTCCGCAAGCTTCTGCTGAATGCGTTGCATTAAAATCTTCTTATCAAGTTTTTCTTCCTCTGAAGTATGTAAGTCGTCGATCACGCTGGAAATTTGTTTCAGCGCGCCGTTCTTACCTCCTAATAATCCTGATAGAAGATTCAGCATTTATCTAAGCGCCCGCGCCTGACATCTTCCAAAGAACGAAGAGAACAACTACGACAATGATACCAGCTTTAATCCAGTCCTTCATTCCCCAGTCATTCCACTCCTTGAGCCAAGCCCAAATATCTTTTAAAAGTTTCATACTAGCCTCCTATGTCCATTCATACTTGCCGCCCTTAATCGCCGCGCCCATCTGTCCTTTAGTGAGTTTGGTTTTTAGGGGAAACTGAGGAACAGTTATTTTCTCCGCCTTAGTGGTGGAGAGTGTTCCTTTTCGGGCGTATGAATTTCCTTTCAAGATCTTCCCCGGTTCCGCCTTACCGCTTCCCCGCTTCCAATCGTTACTTGGTTTCACACCTGTCAGACTTGTAACATTGTTTTTACCCATTGCAACCTCCTTATTTTCGTTTGTATGTTAATGCATGGCCGCTTGAAACAGCACCGCCCTGCGCATATTTTTTTACCGCTCCGCCTTTTTTCTTTTTCAATAATCTAGATGCTAAATACTTCATTGCATTTCCTGCACCAATACGTCCTTCCTTCCATGCCCGTAGAACTGAAGTTGTGCTTCCTCCAACTAATTTAGGTTTTAATGCTTCAGCTTCTTTAACCTGATCTGCTATTTTTTTGTCAGACATTTTTTACTCTCCTTGGTCCTTGTTTCGCATAGTTTATCTTGACGCCCTGGGGCATCGGACCTCGTTTCGGAGGGATTGTCAGTGTTAATCTTTTTATCTTCTTCATCGTATCACCTGGCCGTAGCCTCTTTTGGCGATACCCACGCCTCTTGGCCTTTCAACCGTTCCACCCTTAGAAAATTTTTGAACGATTCCACCTTTTGCTTTTTTAATTACGCCGCCTCTGTTTTTTCTTTCAATGCCTTTGGTTCCTTGTTTAAAATGTCTTATCATAGAACCTATATTATTTTTTATTGTACTAATAGTTAACCCAGTGCTATTCGCAATTTTTTCCAAAGTACTTGAAGAAACTCTTTTCACATCCGAATATTCGTCTCGCTTGTCCGACCAATCTTGTTTAGATGAATATTTAAAAGTTCTTATTTTTCCGTTGTTATCTTCAAAATATACATGGTTTTTTTTCGCTTTAATTCCTTTTTCCTCCAATTC